GAGGGTTTTGATAAATAATCTCATTAAAATCTTATAAATATATAAAACAAGGAACGTTATGGCAGCAGTAGCAAATTTATCTATAGATCAAAGTACAACATTTAGCGCATCTTTAACTGTAAAAGACGCATTTGGTAATCCTTTTGATTTAACTAATTGTACTATTGAAGCAAGAATGGCAAGAGGTTATGCGTCTACAAGAACAAGAGTTTCTTTTACATCAACTATAGCAGATGATCCAACAACAGGTGTAATAGTTTTAACATTGACAAACACACAAACAGCTGCTCTTGATGCTCCTGCAAGATATGTTTATGATGTAGACGTTATAGATAATGATGAAAGCACAGTAACAAGAGTTATAGAAGGTTTGATAGTAGTAAGACCTAACGTTTAAAAATTATAAATAGTAGTATGGCTTTAACCGCATCAATTAATACATCACGTCTACAGAGACCAGAAAAAGTATCAGTTTCTATTAATCCAGTGGGTACATCTGCTAATGTTGTTAAAAAACTAGTTCAATTGACTGATATTGATACAACAAACTTAAATGATAAAGGTGTTTTACAATATAATTCAAGCACAGGAAAATTTGTTGTAAAAGATAATGATTCTGCTGATTTAGTTATTGATGGTGGTACTTTTTAATTCAAATTAATAAAGTGGTAATCAGCATCTGGACCATTATTACTAATTTCACATACAAATTTAAAATTATTTTCCTTTAAGTAAGTAAATACTTCTTCTTTTTTAGAACCACCTACGTTATAATCAACTTCTTGTGTTTCAATAATTAAATGTTTACATTTTTTTATTGTTTTCATTCCGCCCTTTAATATATCTAATTCACTTCCTTGAACATCTATTTTAATTAGATCGGGATTGACAATTTTTTTTTCTTTTACTAATGTGTCTAATTTTTTAGTTGTTTTTAAAACAAAATCTTTATATAATTCTTTAGCTTTAGGATTAATTTTTTCGTTTTCTTTGTAATAAGAATTACCACCAGGATCTTTTGTATTTTGATAAAATTTTATTTTTTTACCGTCTTCTTTACTTAATACATTTAAATAGTATTCTACATTATTTTCTATAAAAATAGGTTCAGATTCATTCATTGCTTCAAATGCAATATAATTTGCATTAGGCCAAATATATTTTGCCATTTTAGTCCAATGTAAAACACATGCTCCAATATCATAAATATTTTTAGGATTAATATTTAAACCTTTTAGATATTCGTAATGTTCTTGTCTTATCAATTGTTTTTCAGATAATTCTCTCAAACTATCAGTTACAGATTTAGTTGATTTGGGTGTAGATGGAATAGAATTGCTTATCTTAAAATTTTTATTTCCAATATGATCACATAAAATTGTAGTATCTGCATATATTTTAAAACCTAGTTTTTTTGCTTTTCTACAAAAATCTACGTCTTCAGATATTGTATTTCTATGATCTATTGCAGAATGATAAACAAAATAAGGATAGCCCACTTTTTTAAAAACTTCAGATTTGACTAAAACACAACCAAACCCGCAACTCTCTATTTCTAAAAACGGTGTATCTTTAATTTTCTCATAGGGAATATTCGAACTACCTCCCAAATTATTTTTTTCGTAAACTTCTAAAATCTGTACATCTTCTTTTCTTTGTTTATATAAACCAGAAACAATATCTTTATTGTGGTTTAATAATTTCTTTAATGTATCTTTAGGAAAAGCTATGTCGCTATCTACTGAAAATAGATAATCATAACTAATGGCCCAATGAGCTATTAAATTTCTTACTTGATCTATATTATAACCATAAAAAAATTGAAAATCAATAACACAATCATTTGGAATTTCCAAATCATATATAGATTTAAAAGTTTCTGGTTCAATATATTTGGCAGTAGGTATTCCAATTAATATTCTTTTCATTTTTTTAATATTCCTTCAGAGTTTCTATTCTGTTCTTTCGAGTTAATTTTATAATCATTTAATGGATTTTCATCATTATAATTATAGACAATATCTGTCACAACTTTAATTTTTTCAGGATTACATTTTTCAATTAATGTATAAAATATAGATCCATCGCCTCCTGCTTTATACCAATGACCTTTATCGTCTTTAAAATTTTCATCAGTTAAGTTATTTAATAAACTTGCCTTAAACGTTCTTAAATGTGTGTAAGGCATATTCCAGTTAAAACGATATTTTCTATATTCTTTTTTTTCTTTAACTTCTCTAGGATATGGTTGTGCGATTAAAGGAATTTTATCAACCATTGACCAACAAGAACCATAGGTAAAATCTGTATTACCATCATATAGATTATTATAAAAATGAAATATTTGATTATCATTTACCAAACTATCATCTCCATCAATTAACATGATAATATCATCATCATTACAATATTCTTTAATACTTTCTATTTGATTTCTAACAGCACCTTTATTAATATTATTGCTTTTAAATTTTATTTTTTCAATATCTAAATAACCATTTAATGTTTCAATAATATTATCATTTGAATTATCATCTATTAATATAATTTTATAATTTTCATAATCTTGTGTTAAAATTGAATCTAAACATTTTGTTATATACTTTGAAGAATTATAAAAAGGAATAATACAAACTATTTTTTGTTCTTTTTTACGAGGAAGATAATGTTCTTCATTATTATAAAATCTTCTACCAAAAACTTTGTGTACTTTTTGATTTATATAAGAAACTTTTTTATAATCATCTAAAGGTAAATATTGTTTTAATTTTTTATATAAATGTTGTTTCCATTGTAAAGCAACTGAATCCCATCCTATAATATCTTTTACAATATTACAATAGTACATTTTTTGTTGGTGTAAATATCTATCACTATTTGCTTTTAATACAGTTTCAACAAATTTTTTTTCTTGCAAATCTTTATTAATATGTGGAAACAAACCGTTTGGTTCAATAGGATAATCATTTAGATATGAAGCTTGTTCAATTGCTGTTTCTTCAAGTGCACCAAATCGACTAGTGATTAACGGTGTATTATAATTTAAAGATTCTAATGTTGATATACCAAATGTTTCAGGAAAAGATGCTGGATAAATCATAAAACTAGACTTTGTTAAAATATCTGCTATTTCAGATTGTTTTATAATACCTGTAAATTCTACATCTAGTTTTTTATATCTGTCATCTGCAACTAGTTGACGCCATTTCTTTTCTTGTTCATCAGGTTTTGCATTTTCTCTAAATCTGTAAAAACCACCTATGACTTTCAATTTTGCTTTTGGTATTTTTTCTTTTATTTTTGGCCATATGTTTTCTACTAAAGGTATCATACCTTTTGTTACAGATGCATTAAACACGTATAAAAAAGGATCTTTTTTCTTTATATCTACTTCATCATTATAAGAAACAATTCCATTTCTAGTTAAAAAAACTTTATTTTTTAATACTTCAAAGTTTCTTTTTTTACCGTGGCTACAATTGGTAACATAAGTCATATGAAAGTCTGATAATGTAAATATTTCGTCTAAATTACCATTTAGTAACAAATCTTCTAAAAATTCATCTCCACGTGAAAATGTATCATGCATCCACATAGCTTTGAATTTTGATTTTATATTTTTATATCTTTGAGGCGTGAATGAAGAAAAAAAAGAATAAAGTTCTTCATTTAAAAAAGGTATCACTGTACGTGAGGATATTACTACATCAAAGTAATAATTATTATTTTTATCTAAACTAGTATGATCTATGTATTTTACACCATCATAGGTACCAGGTGATGCTTCTCTATCTATACAGTTATTAAACACAGTAACATCAAATCCTATTTTTACTAACTCTTTAGATAGTAAAATAACTGCGGATTCTGAACCACCTAATCCTCTTTTTTTAAGAGTGTTTCCATCATAGGTCAATCCAATTATATCTATAAAAGCAATTTTTATCATATCAACATTTTTATTTATTTATAAATATATCATATAACCAAAAAAAAGTCAATGTTTTAATGGCCAGTTTAATAAAAATAAAAAGAAGTTCTATTCCAGGAAATGTACCTGAAGTAACATCACTAGAATTAGGTGAATTAGCAGTAAATACTTACGACGGTAAACTTTTCTTTAAAAAAGATGATGGAACTGAAACTATCGTTACATTAACCGAATCTGGTGGTGGTGGCGGAGGAGGAAATGGTTATACTGGTTCACAAGGTGTTCAAGGTTATACCGGTTCTGCTGGAGCAGACGGATCTCAAGGTATACAAGGAATAATTGGTTACACTGGTTCTGCTGGTGTTGATGGTTCTCAAGGTGCGACAGGTTATACAGGTTCTGCTGGAACAAGTGTTGTATTAAAAGGATCAGTTGATAATATCAGCGATTTACCATCTGATGCCGTTAATGGTGATTTATATGTTGTTTTAGCAGATGGTGATGGATATGTACGTTCAGGTTCCGATTGGGATAATGTTGGACGAATTCAAGGTCCTAGAGGTTATACAGGTTCTGCTGGTGCCGATGGTTCCGATGGTGCTCAAGGTTATACAGGTTCTGCTGGTGCCGATGGTTCTGACGGAGGTCTAGGTTATACAGGTTCTGCTGGAGCAGATGGATCTGATGGTGCCCAAGGTTATACAGGTTCTGCTGGAGCAGATGGATCTGATGGTGCCCAAGGTTATACAGGTTCTCAAGGTACTCAAGGTAATATAGGTTATACTGGTTCTCAAGGTGATCAAGGTTACACAGGTTCACAAGGTGATATTGGATATACAGGTTCTGATGGTGCCCAAGGTTATACAGGTTCTGCTGGAGCAGGTTATACAGGTTCAGCTGGAGCAGATGGTTCTCAAGGTGACATAGGTTACACAGGTTCTGCTGGAGTAGGTTATACTGGTTCTGCTGGAGCAACTGGTTCTCAAGGTGACATAGGTTACACAGGTTCTGCTGGAGCAGATGGTGTAGATGGTTCCGATGGTGCTCAAGGTTATACTGGTTCTGCTGGTGCCGATGGTTCTCAAGGTGACATTGGTTATACAGGTTCACTCGGTTATACAGGTTCTGCTGGTGCTGATGGTTCTGATGGTGCCCAAGGTTATACTGGTTCTGCTGGAACAGGTTATACAGGTTCACAAGGTATTCAAGGTTATACAGGATCTGGAGGTGGTGGAACTAATACAGATTATTTTGGATGGACAACAAGTGGAAGTGATAATGAATATAGAACAACTAATACTTTTTTTGATGTAACTGATGATGAAGAATATACGATTAGACAAGTTAGTCTTACAGGTGGACAATTAAGAGTAGAATTAGCTAGTTTTTCTCCCACATTATCTGCCTCAGGACAAAGTAGATATTGGGATCAATCTGCATCACAGTTTTCAGTTTCCGTAAGTAATCCTGATGACTTTACAACTAGATATATTGAATCTGTAAGTACAATAGATAACTCTACAGGAGTTTACACTACAGTTTCAGATTATTCAACAACAGGAACAAGTGTAACACCTAGTGGTGGAGTTGACTGGACCCAAACATTTACCACAAATTCAACAGCAACAATTCTTTCTAATGGAACAGGACTAACTGGTGGAAGTGCAACTGCTAGAATTACTTTTGCTGATAATGATGATACAGATTTTACAGGCACTAGGCCTACAATTTCATATAGTTGGCAAAACGCAAATAATAGTATATACTTTAGTTCTTTAACAGGTAAAAATTTTTTAGAGTATTATTCTTCAGTAAACTACACTGTTTCTGTGACAGGTATTTCAAATTCTTCAAATTATACAAATGCTATTACTGCAACTGGAGGTACTTTATCAAGTATTACAAATAGTGGTGTATTAACATTTTCAACAAATTTACATAAAGATAATAATTCTGGTCGTAGCGTTAGTCTAACAACTACCTTTAGTAGACCAAGTGCAGTAACAGGAACAGCTTACAATGTAGATGATACTTCATCTGATTCATCAATTAGTGCATCATTTACATATCCTAGTTTTTATATATGGACTGCAAATACATCAACGCCACCTACAAGAAGTGATATTGTTAGTGGATTTGATTTTTCGACAGATGTATCAGAATTAAGTAATCAAACAAAAACGATTAGTACGACTATAAATAATTCTGATAGTAATCCTAGAGTATTTTGGTTTGGAGTGAGATCAAGTGCAACTCAACCAACTACTTTTCAAACTGGTCCTAGTTCAGCTTTATTATCAGATGTTTCAGTAACATCAGGTAATACTGTAAATTTAGAACCAGATAGCCCTATTTCAGGATATAGTTCTGAACAATATACATTATATGGTATTACATTACAACCAGGAAACACTTACGTGAGTATAAACTAATGGCAAATTACGACGGTTTAACTAGAAATACATGGACGGGAACTTGGTCTCCTAGTGGCGATCATCCAATTGTTTTAGATGCTGAATTAAGAGGTGCATTAAGATATATTTCAGGTGATAGTGGAGATCAATTAACAGATATTCCAGGTCAAAGATTACAAGAAGGTATGTTAGTATATGTTAAAAATACATATACAGACTCAGCAAGTACTGTTATCACAGGAGACAAATATTACAAATACAAATTAGGTGTATCAGAGAGCAGAGATTCTTCTACAGGTAATATGCCAAATAGTCCTAGTAATTGGACAGAATTACAGTTAGAAGGAAGCGGAGATGGCTATACAGGTTCTCAAGGTGTTACTGGATATACAGGTTCATTAGGTTACACAGGTTCTCAAGGTGTTACTGGATATACAGGTTCATTAGGTTACACAGGTTCAGCTGGCTCTGACGGTTCTGATGGTGCTCAAGGTTACACAGGTTCACAAGGTATACAGGGTGATATTGGATACACAGGTTCTGCTGGAGCAGATGGTTCTGATGGTGCTCAAGGTTACACAGGTTCACAAGGTATACAGGGTAATCAAGGTTACACAGGTTCTCAAGGTAACATTGGTTACACTGGTTCCGATGGTGCTCAAGGTTACACAGGTTCTGCTGGAGCAGATGGTTCTGATGGTGCTCAAGGTTACACAGGTTCTGCTGGAGCAGATGGTTCCGATGGTGCTCAAGGTTACACAGGTTCTGCTGGAGCAGATGGTTCTGATGGTGCCCAAGGTTATACTGGTTCTATAGGTTACACAGGTTCTGCTGGTGCCGATGGTTCTGATGGAGGTCTAGGTTATACTGGTTCTATAGGTTACACAGGTTCTGCTGGTGCCGATGGTTCTGATGGAGGTCTAGGTTATACTGGTTCTGCTGGAGCAACTGGTTCTCAAGGTTACACAGGTTCTGCTGGTACAGGTTACACAGGTTCTGCGGGCGTAGGTTATACTGGATCAGAAGGTAATTTAGATGTAACTTTATCATCTAATCCACCATCAGGTCCGCAAGAA